TTAGTCCTTCCCCTTAGTCTTGTCAATAAGATAAGCATCCAAATGAAAGCTTTTTAAAATCTCAAAATATTCTTTTGGAAGTGGAGCAAAAAAGCATTTTTCTGAAAGAGAAAACAACACACTGCTCTCCGGTAATTTTGGAAACCGTAGAGAATAGGCGTGAAGAAGCTGATAAGATAAGGGCAGAGTTTTTCTTAATCTTGAATTTTTTCTTGTATCTCCATACTTATCATCTCCCACAATAGGATGGGAAAGAAGGGATAGCTGGGTGCGAATTTGATGGGTTTTTCCGGTAAAAATCTGTACCGAAAGAAGGGAAAGGGGACCCACACTGCTTTCTACACAAGCCAATTTTTCAAAAGCACTCTGAACCTTTTTCCCCTTTTCACTTTCCAAGGCCTTGTTCCGCCCCCTATCTTTTTCCAGAAGATGCTCCTGCAGTCCTGTTTTTTGAAAATCTCCATACACCAGGGCATAATACTTTTTCTCTAAATCATGGCTTTGTAGAAGCTTGGCAAATGCCTGCAATCCCCCCAAGCTTTTTCCAAAAATAATGATTCCCGATGTATTTCTATCCAAGCGATTGGCAATCCCCGGACGAAAGCTTTTCTCTTGTTCCTTACTGAGCTCTCCCTTTGTTCGTATATAGGATAAAAGCAGGGAATTTACAGAAAAAGAAGAACTTCCGTCATTTTCAGAAAGAAGTCCTACCGGCTTATTAAATAAAATACAGTGTTTGTCTTCATAAAGAATAAAGCTCTGCCACTTCTGAGTCCAAAGCTCCTTTTCCGCACTCTCCCGCTCCTGAATCAGCTTGCCCAAGCTCTCTTCACTGAAATAAAGCTGAACGGTATCTCCCAGCTGTAAAATCTCTTTACCATCGGCTTTTTTCCCGTTTAAAAGGATATTTTTCTTTCGAAGCATCTTATAAAGAAAGGAATCTGCCTGTCCTTTAAAATATTTTTGTAAAAGCTTTAAGAGCCTTTGTTCCTTTTCGTTTTGTGATATCAGAATTTCTCGCATAGTCTACCTATAAAATTTACGAACTACAGGAATCAAAAGCATATCCGGACACATCTGACAGAGAAGATAAAATCCCTTCATCGGTAAGCCGTAAATAGAAAGAGGTCTATTTAATACTGCATCCATCACCGCAAGCTTAGCAACCTTCTTCGGCTTTGCCATAAAGAGTTGCTTGATTTTTTGCATTCTTCCTCCACCTCCTGCCACCGCAAAGAAGGGCGTGTCCACAGGTCCCGGACAAACAACGGTCAGTCCAACTCCTGTATTTCGTAACTCTTCTCTTAAAGATAAAGAAAATGAGTATACATAAGACTTTGTAGCCGCATATACGGAAAATTCAGCCTGGGGTAAGAAAGCCGCGGCGGAAGCCATTTGAATAATCCGGGAACTGGAGCCCATATATTCCAGAGATTTTAAAGTAAATGCCGTTAGAGCCTTTACATTTAAATCCAGCATCTTCAGCTGTTCCTCAACGGAAATTTCCGTCACTCTCCCCAGTTTTCCGAAACCGGCTGCATTAACCAGAAAAAGAATTTCCGGATTTTCTTTTATCAGTAAATCCTCATACTTTTGAAAACATTCTTCTTTTGTTAAATCCCATGAAAAAAGGCGAACCGGTCTGAATAGTTGCTCTTCTACCTCTTGCAAACTTTCTTTCCTTCTGGAAAAAAGCCAAAATTCTTGTATTGCCGGAATGCGATCCTGCAATGCAAAGCAAATTTCTTTTCCTATTCCCGAACTCGCCCCTGTAATTACTGCTATTTTCATCCCATCCATCCTAGATTCTATGAAATATGCTACACTTCCTTGGGCCTGTTATATTAGTAAAGCCTACGCAGAGGAAGCCCAAAGAAGATTTTTGTCACCGAACCAACGGTACTCTTCCTTGAATACTGAATTAAGTATAGCTTACTCAAAGTATAATCTCAATCTATTTTCCGAATTGTCGAACTATATCCATAATTTCACGAACAGTTCTATAGGCAGTATCATGGGCAGTATCATGGGCAGTATCATGGGCAGTTTCATGGGCAGTTCCGTGGAATATTCGTGGGATACATTAGCTGTAAAATGAGGAAAACCCCTGCTTTTTCTGTAAAAACAGATTCCAAAGAAGCAATAAAAAACCTAGGTTTCAAGCCGTTATAGGCTTAATTCCCAGGTTTCTCAATTCCTGCGGGAGATGGGACTTGAACCCACACGTCCTATCGGACACAAGATCCTTAGTCTTGCCTGTCTGCCATTCCAGCACTCCCGCGCAACAGAGGAAATTCTATCACAATTTCCTCTACTGTGCAAGTTTTTTTCTTGTAGAAACGAAAAGTTTTTTGCGGAAAAGAAAAGTTTATACCTGTTTTATTCCGGCAAACAAGTGCTTTAGTTTTAGCTTTTCTACAAATCAGACTACTTGTCAGTCTCCTTTGTTTCTTCCTTTTTCTTTCTTCCTCTCCGACCGGGCTTTTCCGCACTTGCTGATTCTGTTTTCTTTGTATCAGCCTTAGCTTTTACAGATTTTTCAGTAGTTTTATCGTTGGAAGTTCTCGCACCGGTCTTTGTTTTTGCCGTTTTTTCTTCCTTAGTCGTATTTGTCTTCTCTCCCTCCTTGGTTTTATCGGTATTTTCCGCAGTCTTCGTCCGGGTAGACTTTGTTTCCGACTTTTCTTCTCCTGTCTTAGCCTTTACAGACTTCCTTACCGGCTTTTCTTTTGTAGTTTTGAGATCGGTTTTACTTTCTACAGACTTATCCGCATCCTTAACCTTTGCTTTCTTTTCCGGAGTCCGGTTCTGCTTTTTCTCTTCTTTCGTCGAAGCTTTAGCAGAATCCTCAGCAGATTTTTCAGCAGACTTTTCAACATGTTTTTCTTGAGAGGCTTTTGTTCCTGTTTTTCTGGCGGATTTCTTTTCCTTTACCACTTTATCAGACTTTCCGCTTTTCTCCTTTGTTTCCACCTTCTCTTGCTTTTCCGGCTTTTGTTCCTTTATGGACTTGGACTCTTCCTTGGAAGCATCCTTTCCATGTTCTTTAGAACTGTCCTTTGCTACTGTTTTAGCATTGTCCTTTGCTACTGTTTTAGCATTGCTCTTTGCCTCTACTTTAGCACTATCCTGCGACACCGCTTTAGTATTGTCCTGGCCCGGTTCCTGATTAGAATTTTGTCCGGAAGCCTGTGTTCCGTTATCCTTCTTTCCGTTAGAACGCCTTCTTCTACGATTATGGTGTCTTTGCCGTTCCCTTTGCTCCGTAGAGCGACTTTCTGTTACAGCGCTGGCATCCTCCTGCACAGCTCCATCTTTTCCGGCATCGGAAGACTTGTTCTCTTCCGTTTTTTTAGACTCTTCCGCCCCGGTTTCGGAAATGCTGTCTTCCGCTACTTCCTCTACATCCACACGCTTCATCCTTTTTAAAACCGGATCATAAATATACTGGATTTGATTAGAAGGTCTTCCTGCATTTGCTTTCTTTTCCGTCTTAGGATAAATACGATTCACGGTTTCAATCGAACTCTTGGAGGAATCCTCATGCTTCGCTTCTTCCGGCTTGATGTTATCTGCGGTTTTAGCTTCCTCCTGAGAATCCGGATTTTCTCTTTCATTAGCAGCAACAGTTTCTTCTGTAGCTCTATCGGAAGATAGCTCTTTCTCAAAGCTTTCAGCATGATCCTCATCCGGATAAAGCTTTTCTTCCTTGATACTTGCAGAATAATCCACGGAAAAATGTTCTCCGTCATTTTCCTCCTCCACCAAAGAAGCATAGCTTACATCTTCCTTTGCTAAAGGATTCGGCAAGAGCTCTACCGGCTCCAAATGGCTGTTCACATCCAGAAATTGATTTTTTCTTCTTCTATAATTGTTTCTGTAGCTTAATGTGGGTCTGGTAGGAACATTGTTGGTGGTTTCAAAGGCATCAATAAGCTGTACCTTTTGGTTTCTCTCCTTGGCTCTTCTGATTCTTTCATCGTCATTGGCCACAGAATGGAGAAAACACTCTTCAATGGTCTCTCCCAAAAGAATTTCTGCACCTCTTAAGCTGTGCCAAAAGTCTCGAACCGCTGCATAACCCTTGTCCTTGGAAACAATGCAAATCTTTTCTCCTGTATCCAAAAACATTCCCGTTGTAGAAGCAATGTACATATCCAAAGCATTGCTGTGTTGTTTTAAAAGCTTCACCATTCTTACATGGACAGCTTTTTCCTTTAAATCCTCTACTACGCCCTTCTGTAAAGCAGAATTCTCATCACTGTAGTACACCACCAAGGTATCCTGCTCTGTCAGATAATGATACCCCTCAAAGCCGCTGGCATGGGTATTTTCAAAATCCACTAAAAAAATCACAACTTTTTCTCCTTTTTTACATAAAGTCATCGTTATGATTATCCTGGGATAAAAATCCGAAGAATTCTCCTTCATCCAATTTTCGGAGTATAAACTTAGCTTCCTCCAAAGGACAAGGTAATGCATCTTCCTTACAATATAGAACTTCAGAAATCATCATTACGGTTTCCGCATTTTCCTGCTTCAGACTGGGAACCAACACAAAATCTCCCACGGAAATATTGTCCTCCAAGCTCCGAAAATAACTAGGCTTTCCATTCGGTTCGGATAAACAGCTTAGAAAAATATGTTCTCCTTCTTTCACACCATGCCGGTACAGTCTTGGATCAAAAAGAGAACCGAATACACCGTAGTAGGACAGAGTCTTATGAAAGTCCTCCAACAAGTCTTCCCAGTCATCCGGAAGACCATAGCGATCATAGGACCTTTTTACTTGAAAATACCGACCATCCCGATATTGAATTGTAATCTCTAAAAGGGCCGGACTCTCTTCCCCGATGCTTCCCGCACTCTGATCATAATGTTGAAAAAAGCGTTCTATATTGCCCAAAAGATAATCCACGATTTTGGGTATAAAGTACTCATGCTTTACCGAAGGAAGCTTATTCATGTTCTGCAGGTAAACAAGGCTTTGACTTTCTCTGGAAAGAAGCAGAGTCTCTTCAAAAAAGACGTCCTCTCTTTCTTCTTTCTGGGTCAAAGGATTCCAGCTTACATTCTCCCTTTCCTCTTCCACTCGTAAAGAAAAGCGCATAATTTGATGAGAATTCGCGTTATTCACCTCAGCCGTCAGTCTGTTTAAAGAAGCAATAAAATGGTTCCAACTTCCCGGAACACTATTAATCCCTTGATACTCTTTCGCCTCTTGATTCTCTTCTTTATACAATAAAAACCAACGGAAGGAAAATGCAGGAATGCCTCCTTTTTTTTCCTGAAAATAGCTTCGCTTCCACTTCGGTATGGCACACTCATCTAAAGAGTTTAAGAAGCTTTCCGAAGATTCTTTGGGCACATTCAAGACTAGAGCCGGACCTTCATCTTCTACAGGCGCATCATAGGCATACTTAATCCGACCATTCTTCATCCAAATGTTCAATGAGCTTTCCCCTACACCCAGTCCATCCAGCTTTAAATTCAAGTACTCCAGCATGAAGCCTCTCCTTTCTCTTTAGTTAGCTTCATTATAGCGTATCGTTTCGAAAAATACAGCAAAGTTCTAAAAAATAATGCTTGATTTTCAAAAAAGCTAATGGTATACTTTCACAGTTGACTGAGACGAGGTGTGATAATGGTAGTCGGCCAGCCTGGAAAGTTGGTGCCCGTTCTGCGGGTTGTGGGTTCAAGTCCCATCCTCGTCGCTAAGATAAAAAGCTAGGATTTATGCGAAAAATGGCATAAATCCTAGCTTTTTTCTTGCTTTTTATTACTTTTTAGTAATCTCTATGCACCGAAAAAGGAAACCATTTTACCTGTTTTTCGGATAAATTTGGTCATGAATTGGTCATGACCATCACTCTACAATCTCAACGCCTTCCATCCGGTTAGTAAACAGGGATTTAAAGGTGTCATAGGCGCCATCTGCACCTACAAAGTCATAGCCGTCACCCTTCGCTTTTCTAACCTTCGCATTAGTTGCCATTAAGCCGGACTTAGTTAGATAGTACCACTTGCCTTTATCCTGGAGCCACTGAGAAGAAAGCATACCTCCGTCTTCGCCTAAGTAGTACCAGCCTTCCTCAGACTTGAACCAGCCTTTGATCATAAATCCGCTATTATCGAACACATACCAGCGGCCATTAATATACTCAAATTTGCCGCATACAGGCGCGTTATCCTTGTAGTACAGCCATTTATCATTCTGCCGAATCCAGCCCTCTTTCTGTGGCTCCTGCTGCACTACGGAAGCTTTTCTTTCTTGATGGAGTTTGCAAGCCTGATAGAAACACCAGCTTACCAGTTCACCGCACCACGGCTCAGAGATAATCTTCCCATGATTATACCAGACGCCATACTTAGTATAGTTATTCTTTCCTCTGTTGGCGTGCTTGTCCTCTAAATTTCGAGGGGTAGCCTTTTCCTCGTAGCCGATTTCCCCTCTAACCACTTCTAAGAACTCTTCTACAGAGCAAGTCTCGTCATCAAATATAGGCCTGCCAAAGCCACAAGGCCAAGACCTATCCCCCACTTTAAAATTCCTATAGATTTTTCTCCGGCACTCTCCACCGTTTCTATCCTTGTCTGCTCCGGATGTGTTCCCTTCAACCGCAGCTAAATCGGGCAATGGCACTTCGTCTACTACTCCTGTGTGTCCGATTCTTCCTAGCGCCTCACTGAAATAGAAGATAACATCCCCCTTCTGCGGTTGCTTATGCCAGCGCCCTGCTCTTTTAAAGCGTCCTGCTCCATCAGGTGTAAATTTGAAGTAGTCACCGCATAAGGCTCTCTGTCCTCTTTGATATGGATTCATAAGTATTTCCTTCCTATTTAATATGATTTAAGGTACAAAAAAAGGGGAGAACTATGTCTCCCCAAGGTTTTTACTTCTTAAGTCCAATTCCGGGACCCGTGTAGCTATCCGGATTCGGCGTTACTCCTGGTCCGTGAGCTGCATCATCCTCTCCCTGTCCTCTCTTTACTCCTTTTGGGCGAGGGCTGTTATCAATAGTGTTGCTTCCGGGAACAATGTGGTTTCTTGCATCCTCATCAATACCGGGGTATCTCTCCATAGGTCCATTCTTTCTCATGTTTCTTTCCTCTCTTTCTTTAAATGAAATGTTTATGTTCTGTAAATCATTGGAAAACAGGCTTGCCCATGCAAACTTGTTTTGCTTCTTTAATATAATTATTTGCCGGAAAGCTGTTTCCCAATCTGATTTGCGCCTGTAGAGGCTAGCCCGGATACAATCCCCACGGCCACGGCACTCAAAATATCCTTTGCAGGAAAGTCTGCCATAGTATGAAGGCCGACTACGCCAAGGACTGCTCCAACAAGTCCGCAAATAACCGGGATAAACTTGTTATCCAGTTTTTCCCATGCTTTGCATCCCATACCGATAAGGTAAGTGATAACTGTGATTGCTACTACGCTTGTGATTCCAAAATCCATTTTGTTTTCCTCTCTTTCTTATTTATAAAAATAAAAATAGCGTGGGGACAAACCCTACGCTATCTTGATACCTTTAGGAGCGACTCCTATAAGCCACAATATTCTTTTATGCCTCTTTGCAGCACAGCGGAGAAATTCACATTCCGCTCTTCCGCTATGTCATTTAGCCACTTCGGAATGGTTAGTGTCTTCTTCACGGCTTGATTACTAACCTTATCCCTAATTAAGTCCGGCCAAGCTTCAATAAAATAAACATTCTTCGAAGAATCCTCCGGAACCGTGGCGCTAGGCAAGTCCTTCCCATGCTTTAAATAGGAAAAAAGTAACGCTCCTAGTAAATCTCTTGCATTTGTAATTGCCTCTTCCAGACTATCACCATCGGTGAACCCTTCCGGAAAGTCGGTAAACTGCACCTGATAACCCTCATCATCTTGCGAGATCTCACAAGGGTAGAAAACCTTTTGCATATACGCCCTCCTTTAGCAGTAGCCGGGGCTAAAACTTCAGCCCCGTTATCCTTTCGATACTCGACAATGTTCCGTTCTTCATTACCTTCTTGTCACATTTGACAGGACACATTTTCCCATCTTTGTAATAGATTTCATGAGAGCCGGTAGTATGGTCTAAAACCCAACCATTCTTTTTCAATGTCTTAGCTACTTCTCTGTAAGGTATATTCTTTGACATGTCATCCTCCTTACAGAATCAATAATACGTGTTATTTAGACGTATGTCAAGGAATATTTTACTGAATCGTAAAACGGGTTATCAGATTAGTAAAAGTATATTGCTATCTTGTAAATTGATTTTTACGGAGGCGCTCTCTATACTTCTCTTGAATAAAAGCGACTGTTTCCTCCGTAATGTGATTTTTAAAATTTTCGTGACTTTTGCAGTATCGCTCGTAATTATCTATGTCAAGTAGTGCCTGGTCGAAAGTGTCTTTGCTATGAAGTCTACCCTCTAACAACTCATCACCAAAGCTAAGAATCCTTACCCTTGCGGCTATAGCTCTTGTCTCCTCGACAGACTCGGCAACTTTTTCGACTTTTAAACTTAAAGCCTCTACTTTGTCCATTAAGGCTTTCTGAGATTCTGCAAATTCTCTGGTAAGGATTTTCCCAATAAAGGTAAGGATTGCCGTCCATGGCTTCTTGTCTTTCGGAGCAAACCTTTCTACCAAAGTGATTCCTCCAAGAAAAAGCCACCCTAGCGACTGGATAATGACTCCAAAGTCCACCAAGCTAAAAAACGCGTTAAAATCTATCATCCATTTTCTGCCCCTTTCTCTTCTGCGGCGATACGAAGAATCTCTTCCTCCTGTGCTTTGGTAATCCATCCCTTAGCTACAGCCCTGTCAAGAAGTCTCTTGTTAAGCTTTCCTTCTTCTGCCAAGCCTTTTAAATAATCAAACATTATTCACCTCCTAGCGTGTCGAGTACAAGCGTGTCAATTACTGCTTTGAGTTCGGCGTTTTTTCTTGCCAACTCTGCAATCTGTTCAGCCTGTGAGGGAATCCTCTCGGCTTTCTCCTCGCCTACTCGGACAAACTGCAGCTCTCCTTTTTCGTCACGCAACTCCTTCATTTTGAGATTGTAGAAAGCCCCTTCTTTGTAGATGCAAGGCTCTTTTAAATTCCACATCGAGGACTCCATGGCGTAGGCAGTAGCGCCATAAATGGCTCTTGCTCCCATGTCCGCCTCGGTAGGGCTATCGAAAATCGTGATAGCCATTACCTCATGCTCTGCCGTTGTTGGATTCGGCAGAATCAACGCAAAATCTCGTTTCATGCTTCTTATCCTTCCTTTTTAGGTAAATTAAAAAAGGAACTCCGTAAGGAATCCCTTTCACGCACATTGTTCAGTTAGCGGCTTAGCTTCCATCGTTCATGGAAGCACCCCAAGCAATATAAATGCATCCAGTACCGCCACGACCGCCTGGAACGCCGTTTGGGTATCTATGTTCATAGTTGTAAGAGTTGAGGTTTGTGCCTAATCCACCTCCACCACCTCCTAAACCATCAGTACCCATGGCCACTGTTTCACCGTTAATTGTATCTGATGTAGGATTTCCACCCCCTCCGGGTCCTCCTAGCCCTGCTCCCTTATCTGGGTATGTACGATTTGTTACACTTTTTACGCCACCTCCTCCGCCACCACCAGAGTATAATACACCATTGAATCCTCTAGTGCTTGTGTGCTGTCCTGTTCCACCAACATTTGTATATCCTTCGCTATCAAACCGCCTTGCTACCCCTCTATCATACCACCAGCATTCTTGTCCATCACCTCCGTCAGTACCCCCACAGCCTGCTCCATAAAAGCCTCGTGAGAAGTATGGTGCACCGCCTCCAGAACCTCCTGCCCCTCCGTACAAATTTTTGTTTTCGTAAGTGGCGTGGTTTCCAGAAGTACCACTATTTGCCGTAATTCCATTTAAAACTGTAGGCTGTCCAGTAGCTGTAGGAACAACCCAAGGCAAGGCTTGCCCAGGAGTGACGTTCATATATCCAGTAGTGAAATAGCCACCGCCTCCGCCACCTGTAGCACAACTTGTATAAAACATTCTTCCTGCGTCACCGCCATGCCCAACAAGGATATAGCGGATTTTATACACATTTGCAGGCACCGTCCAAGTTCCAGCTCCTGCTCCAAAGGATACTGCTCCACTAATACCGGTTACTTGGATTGTCGTATATACAGGAGTGCCGTCATAGTCGTACCACCGCCCTTGGTTCGTTTCTACATAGCTGTAGGCGCGGATATATAGCAGTCCTTCCTGTAGAGGCCATGTCTCATAGTGAACGTCTGCCGTATCTACCGGCATAAAGCCATCATAAATTCCATCAGGCATACTTCCGTACTTAAATATGAAATGCACACCGCTCCACAAGCCCCTAGTTGGACGAGACCATGTAAGCCGGACTTGCTTATGCGCATACATGGTCGCCCTAAAATTTGTGATACTGGCGATTCCAAAGGCCTCTATAGCCATCTTTTTCAGTAATTCTTTGGAGATTGTTACTTCGGAATTTTTGCCATCTCCATAGCTAGTCCTAGGATTGCTCACGGATTTCTTATAGTTACCGGCAGGAAGAGGCAGGCTCATTACTGCGCCCGCATTTGAGAAAGGTGTACTGTCTCCTAGGACTGCTGCCGTTCCCCTATTCTTTCCTCCGGCACCGCCAAGTGGAATAAAAACATCACTCATTACTTACTCACCCCCTTTAATTTAACCTTAAACTCCCTACTAGGTTTTTCTGCTGCACAATAGAAAGTCACATACCCATCCGTAACCTCTGCGCTTGTGATTAGTCCTGCCATCTCGTCATAAGTTTCTATATCCGTTGGGCTGGAGGTCTTAGTGTGCGCCTTTCCCATAGATACGGAGTCTGTGGCCTTAGCTGTTGGAACAGATACTTTCTGGCTATATGGTGTAGAACTACTCCACGCATTAGCCGGAATGGTTACGATAATTTCTTGGTACAGAGCGTTCACGCTCTTTGTAATGGCGTTTACATCGTTCGCCCCGAAGGGAGTGCCCTCCTGCGTGTAGGATGTTGCATCAGTAAGAGATACGGTTCCGTCACTGTTATTCTCCATGCGGAACTTCCTCTTCGCATACATGGCATCCTTGTAGTCTGTTTTTAGGCTCATACAAGCTCTCCTTTCGTTCCTAATTTAAAAGATAGCCTCCGCATACCTTCTTCTCTTCCTGTAAAGTTTTGATAGATAAGGAGGCAAGCGTTTTCAATTCTGTTAAGTTCGTCCCAAGTGATAAAGGGCTGGTTATCGTAGAAGGTCTGCCTCTCTCCGATAGTAAAAGGGAAAGTAGCGGAGCAGATTCTATCCAGATTAGATTCAAAAGCGTTTATCTCATCGGCATAGAATCCGTAGTCCGTGAAGCTTTTATCTGCCCCCATTTCTGTAAAAGGAAAATCCGACCAAAGGGCTACTGCCTTCTGTCGGATCTCGTTGATATTTCCTTTTATTCGGTTATAGTCTTCTACATTGAAAAAGTCCGTGCTCTTCCAGTCTGTCTTAGGTGTCTTCCACAAAAGAAACCTCCCTTCTTGCCTTTATGCTTCCGGATAAAGCGCCGTTATAGTTCAAAGTGTGGTCATATACCCGAAGCATTAGCTTATCTACGTATTTATTCTCAAGATACAGTAAGTCATTCGCCATTAACCTTGGCTCTCCTCTATAGGTAAGGCTGTACTCTCTGTCGGCTTTTAAGTAGTTCCCTACCCAGTCTAAAACATCGGTAGCTAGCGCGGTGTCCGATATCAAAGGATTCTTCCATTTCTCCCTCTTACCGGTAGGATTTAACTCCTTTTCCATTGTGTAGGTCTTTACCAAGTATTCCTTGCCGTTGACCTTTACTTCTCCTCCTGATCCGGAGTGTGAGAAGCGGAGGAAGTAAGCTCCCGCTTCAAGCACGGATACCGTTCCTGAAGAGGCCTGTACCGTGCAGCCATAGGAAGGGTTGCTAAACTCTGCAAGATATTCTCCCGGCTTAGTACACTCTACCTTAGCAAGCTCCTTTTCTCCCTCTGTGCTGTCAAGGTATTCCGTCCTTGTAAGCTCCAAGGTCTTTACAGATTGAAGCTGAGTGCCTAACGGCGTTTTGGTTAGTTCCTTGCCATAGCTAAGTTCATAATCCGTAACATTTCCAAAGCTTACCTTGTTAAGAACAGCCCTTCCTCCTGTCTTTGAGGGTGCGTCCTCATAGATAGTCATTTCGTCGAACGGTGCGAACTCGTGGGATATGATGAAGTCTTCTCTATCTACCGTATAGCTTAATTCTTCTACGGTCTTTCCGTTTAACGATGTATCTATAACAATCTTGCTGGGATAAGTGCGCCCAAACTGCAGTTGCATGCCGAAACAAGCAAACGCTGCCTCAGAGGTAATAGATAAAAACATATTGTCATCAATGTACCCAACATCTGCCTTGCCACTTCTTGGAAGAAACAAAGTCGTGCCGTCTACCCTAGAATAGTTTCCGTTTGTAAGGGAGTATTCTTTAATAGGCAGATTCTCAAGAATCCTTGTACCATTGGAGAAATACGGCTCCCTGGCAACTGTACTGGTCATCCTCGGAACGAAGGAAGAGCGGATTACAATCTTTCCTTTTTCGTCCTGATACAAAAGGCATCTTCCCGCATTGGAAAGAAGCTGTAAGGCTTCTCTGTGGGTTACTACAGGGATAGGATTCTTTATCTTTACCGCCTTTAGATATTCGTCTATGTAAAATTCTCTAGGGTCCACTCCTGCATCAGTAAGCACATCAAGGCAAAGGTCATAAATGCTTATCCCCTGAGGATAAAACTTCCCTTTTCTATACTTACCGGTAAGCCCTGACAAAAAGTCTATAGCTGTGAAGCTCATTTTGTCATCGTCGGCAGACCATTCTTTAAGCTTTAAAGTCCCTACTTGGAGCCACTCAATCCTGTCCTCAATCTCTTGCCCGAGGAAGGCTTGCACCTTCTGGCCAAGCTCCAAGAAGTTTACTGTGCTCTTTTCGTTTTCTATATCGTAAGCCCGGTCTTTATTGTTTACGCTTAATCTAAAGTCGATTGTAGGCAGCGCCTCCATAATAGGGCTGATATGCTCTTTCTTACTGGCTGATAGGATATTCCGTTCGTTAAGGTAGATACCTATGCCCATGATGATTTCATGGATATGCAGACGTCCTTTACCATTTACCATCTTAATAGGAATAATAGATAGAGTCGTAGTGCCTTTAAACACCTCATCACAAACATATTTGCTTTTAGTATTCCCGATTACATCCTTCCAGCTTTGGTCGGTAACGATTGTAAATGCTTCCGGATAGGCCTTTCCGAAGTCTATAGTGACTCCTCTTAGATCCACCGGAACAGGGAAGATAAAGTCTATAGTCCCTTCTATTTCCTTTGATACAATTCCCTGATTTAGAACGCAGTCCGACTTATCCCTTGGAAGAAAATACATTCGACCATCTACGGAACTATAGTTCTGTTCTACTGTAGCGTATAGGGCATCCACAACATAGTTATTAAGAGGCTTCGACAGATTGCTAAAATAAGCTGTCTCAGAGCTCACTTTAGCACTGCCCTGCGCCTCTTGATTAATAACTCCAATATTTACCCTCATTAGGGTATGCCCCCTGAGGGGCTTTTTCATTTCTTCTTTGTATGCACTTGTTACTTGAAGCATAGCCCCTCCCGGTTAATTGATTCCGCAGTCTACAATGTTTACCTTGCAATCCCGATACATGGTAGGCAGTCCCGCCTTATCGAAAGCTATCGGCGTGGCTGTTCTATTGCCCGGATACATCCTAATAGTCTGAAAACGGTTATGTACCATATCAGGGATTTTTGCGACCACTACGAACTTATCAAACTCCTGCAGCATATCTGCCCAAGTCTTAGCATCTAAGCTTTTCCACTGAAGGGAATCAAATTTGTATTGGTCTCTTCCTACCTTCTGCCCAACGAACTCGCCTTTGGCATTCTTTCCGGCTGAAACATTGGTAGCAACCACAAGATTGCCGCCAATGTCCGGAGCGGGAAACTCTTTTCCGTTGATTGTTATCGTTGCCATATTACCCCCTTAAGCTGTAGCCGCTTCGGCCTTCCAAATCGGTTAGCCTTTGCTTTATCTCTCTTACATCCACATAGACTGTTAGATCCATAGCTTCAATCTGCTCAGAGATTCTGGATAAGAAAGAAAGCATCTTTTCAAAGTGTTCTACAGAAAGCCCGGGATTAGACGCCATAGACACAGCTCGATTTAGTAAGTCTTCCAGTTTGTTTTCCGGAGCAACCACTTCTCCATAATGCCTGTTATCTCCGATCATGGCAAGCTGTGGAGTGTTTGCTTTCACAAAGCCACCGTTAGCAAGCTTTGGAATGGAAACCGTGGGTACCGTAGGGATGCTTAGCCCGAAGCTGTTTCCCCCGATTTCAGGTATCCAATCGGGAAGTTCAAAGCTAACGGAATTTAAAGAATTAATCATGCCATTAATCGCCTTGATTACCCCGTTAGCCATAGACTCAACGCCGCCAAGGATGGAATTGATAACACCTTTGATTCCACCCCACATACCCTCAAAAATAGATACGGTGGAGGTCTTCAAATTAGTCCAAACTTTTTCCCAGTTTTCCTTTATGGTATTTAAAGCTGTAGAAATACCTGTCTTAACGGCTTCCATCTTCTCATTAAGCGCAGACTTAATGCCGTCAAAAATGTGTTTAAAGAAGTCGGACACTGCCTTCCACACGGCTTCCCAGTTCTTCCGCATCATGTTGAGCATTCCGGTAAGCCTTGCCAGCATTACATTTAACATCGCTTCCAGGATACCGGTTATAGCCTTCCATATACCTTCAAATATGGCTTTAATACCGTTCCAAGCCCTTTCCCAGTCACCTGTAAGCACGCCGATAATAAAATCCATAAGACCGCCTAAGGCAGTCAGGACGCCATCTATTACTTTCCCCACTCCATCAAGGAATGCAAAGAAGCAATTTACAGCAGTATCTAACGCCATGCCGATTTGCTGTACTGCAAAGCCTGTGAACCAAACAATAAAAGGCTCAATAACAGAAGTCCAAGCTACCTGTATACATTCCGATATCTTTCCGAAAACCTCTTCGAATTTCGGCATGAGAGGTGCAATGACATTGTCCTTAAACTCTGTGAACCTGTCTGCCGCCTTTTGAACTATCGGAAGAATGTAAGTGCCGAAGGACTCTAAGAATTTGCTCCCTACGGCAACGATGGTATCTTTCATTAAGGTAAATAGCGGATGTACAGAATTATCATAGATGCTTATGATCGTGTCGCCATACATATGGAATATTTCAGCCAGGTCATTAAAAATCTGCATTACCGGTTCAGATAGCGCATTATAGGTTTCAATAATCCGGTCTTTTAACTCTACAACAGGGGATAGAATTACATCTATAGAATCTCGGAAAAAGCTTTCAGAAACTACAATGAAAGCCCCCAAAATGTCTGAGACAATACTGATGATATCTGCGCCTATCTGCTTAAAGTTGTCACCTTGAAGCACGGAAAAGATATCAGCTATGGCTACTGCGAAGTTCGCTTGAATGTCTGCGATATCTCCTTCAATATCAAACATCTTCACAATGAACTTCTTAATGCGTTCTGTGTTCTGGGCAAGATATTTCTCGACTGAACCACTTAAGAAATCTACGAAGGTAAGTCCAATACGTACCCCCGCCCCAGCAATTTTCCCTAGGTCAACAGCAATCCTATCTGCGAAGGTATTGACGGCATTAAGCACTTCGCTTGATGTAAAAATGTTGCCTAGGCTTTCTCCGATTCCTTTAAAGTTCTCTTTTATAGAATCAAGGACAGATATGTCTTTTAGACCCTCCCAGAATCCCGACATAAACAAGTTCTTTAACTCATTGAACCTATCAATCATGCCTTGCAAGTGCTCATTGATTTTGGCAGTTCCTTCCTCCATCGCTCCGGTATCGAAGGACTCCATAGGGAAGTCTGCACCGCCCCCACCACCTTCTCCACCGCCTCCACCTCCGGAGGAATCGCTCTGATCAGGAAGGATATTAAGTTCGTCAATGCCTGTAGTTGCACTCTTGATATCCTTAGCCGCCTTTTTAGCCGCACCTCCTGCACCGCCTAGAGCGCCGCTTGCTTTATCTGCGCTCTTTGCCACAGCATCCGTTCCGGCTGTTACGCCCTTAGGATTGATTGCAAGCTTTGCAGTGCCGCCAAGCATGGAGAAGAAGCTTCTTAAAGCGCTTATGGCAGTCAGGATTCTACCGATTAAGATATTCAGCATCCTAACTACAGGACTAAGTACGGCAATGAGGCCACTACCTATGGCGGCCTTTAAGCTGTCGAATTGCAAGGACAAAAGCCTCACCTGATTAGCCCAACCGTCCGATGTCCTCATGAAGTCGCCTTGCGCAGCAGAAAGCTGGTCTTGCACAAATTTAAACCGAAGTGCTACCTTCTCAGCTTCAGACATAGACTTAGTAGTTTTACCGAATCCGTTGGCCATTGCAAAGGCGTCCAGTGCAGTCTGTGTCATTACTACACCCAAAGACTTAAGGCTTTCCGTCTCCCCGGTAAACACCGATTTCAGCTTTGTATAAGCTTCGTCCTGACTCATGTTGTAGAAAGACGCTACGTCTCCGGCAAGGCCTGTTAAAGCAGTAGCCATATCATAGGCTTGCCCCTCAGAGAAGCCAAAGGCTTTTCCCATAGCCCCAAAGGTTCCTGTAAAGTTCTTAGCCATTGTCTCCGATAGACCGAACTGCGCTGCAGCATTTTTTGCAAAACTGTCTATCTGTTTATTCATCGTAGGAAAGACGGTATCTACTACGTTTTGCACTTCAGCCAGGTTAGACCCTAACTCTATACATTCCTTTCCAAAGGATATAAGCTTTCCTACTGCAAAAGCTCCGGCAAGCATTTTCCCGGCATTAGTGGCAAGCTTCGTTATACTGTTTAAACCGCTTTCAAACTCGACTTTATTTAGGACTAGATCTAAGCCCACCTGGCCAACACTATCTCCCATTTATACCTCCTTTCCTACGATAAAAGCGAAAACAAGCTGGCTTCCAGCTTTTTCATTTCCGCCGCATATTCTTCCTCTGTCATTCTTTCACTCTGTTTTGTGCGCCAGTCGTCATAAATCTTCTTTTGGTACGAAGAAAATCGTTTGATGGTCTCCTGGTCTGTTTCACTGCGGATTGCCACTACCTTACCAAGGGCGGTGTCCGCAGACAGACCGGATAAGAGGGCAGAAAACTCTGCCCAGTCAACGGTCTTAAACTCTTTTGTAGATAAACGAATGCCGTACTGTGACAGGAAGCTGGAAACAATCAAGTCCCAGTCTTCAAACAGGTCATAGTACGGCTCATTACTCTTTTTCTTCTCTGTCTCCGGTGATAAGCTCAACTGCAGCTTTAATCACAGTAATAAGGTCGGAAAAGTTCAGTTTCAACTTGGAGATCTTCTCTCTGGATTCCTCCGGGAACAGAGTCTCGTAAGCTTCATTTACTTCCTTCGCTCCGGCATCACCGCTCATAAACTGGAGCACCTTCAACATGGAAGGCGCGTCACTGTTTACTTCAATCTCTTTCCCCTTGATGATTAAGCAGCTGTTCTCTTCAAAATTCAGTCTGTCTGTAATATCAATCTTCTTCATGGATTAACCTCCGATTCCGGGTGTAGCCGGTGCTGGGGTAATAGTCGGCTTACCATAGCACTCCGCATCGAACTCCAAAGCATCAATTCCTGTGGTGTCTCCGCCGCCCGGTGTGGTTACGTTGATAACTACAGGACAGGTAAGCTTTGCGCCGGATACCATAGTCCATTCAAACTGTGTCATTACATCGGGTCCAAACTTCCATGCAAGGTCTGCGATATAGTCGTTTGCCTTGTCTCCTACGCATCTCTTTCCCTTAAACTTAAAGGACATCTTCTTACCGGTCATAGCCGCCTTAGACCAGCCCTCCGCATCCATTGCAAACCAGTTTTCTACTGTTCCGTCGATGGTAGGCGCAAAGTTCTCCAGATCCTTTGGCGTTGCCATGTCCTGAGGCTTACTGTCCATGCCCTTAAGGCCGAATTTAAACTGATTAGAATGCACCGGATATACTTTTCCTGCTACTTCGCTCATAATCATTTCCTTTCATAAATTACATCAATCCAGATAACGAACTCATAGACTCCGCTATCGTCAGTTCCTACGTCTTGTGGTTCTGGCACTGCCAAGGATAGGTAACGAACCACGGTGTCGCCTATCTGAAATGCTTTGTCTTTTGACTGTAAAAAATGAAAAAGCTTTATGGCTGCGTCTTCCGTTTCCACAAAGCTTTTATTCCAATGAATTAACAAGGATATCGGAGAAATGCCGTAGCTTGTATGCTCTAATCCCCCTAAAGCCTTGATAGGCGTACCGCTTGACTTCCTGTGATAGATTCCAAGGGATTTCTCCTTCTTATTATCCAGTTTTCCGATATAAACCTGCTTAAAAAGGTCGCTTTCCTTAATCAGCTGCTGAATTACTTTCAGCGGTAGCACTAAACATCCCCCCTCTCCTTGTAAAACTTCATGAAGGCATTCTTTGCAAAGTCTTCCTTCTCTCCGCCCTTCTCCCAATCCTCAAACCATTGCCCTTTAGCGTTGGGGTTTTCGGAGGTATCGAAGTTAAATTCCGGATGATAGTAAAGCCTTCTTGCGTATGGAGTAGAGTGCACGAGTCTTACCACGCCTCTATCCGCATCAGAATCATCCACAAAGGCAGATTCGTTCTGCAAATTACCGGTTTTAAAGGGTACTACTTGGCTTTGCACTACATCGCTATGCACAGCCTCTCCCGTCATGGCAAGGGCTGTTACGGCCGCCTTAGAAAGCTGTTGTATCCTCGGAAAGTTCATTTTTACCGTGCTTTTAGCCTTCATTACTTTACCTCCAGCTTGCAATAATTCACCGTCCCGTCAGGATTCCTTGCTTTCATACCGTGAACGATTTCTCTTTCTTCGGAAAAAACCGTTACAGTTCCTCCGGATAAGCTAGGGAAGTTTTCCGCAATATCTCCCGGGAAGTAGGCCGTTCCGGTACACTCCACAAGCTTCTTTTCTTCCGTGAAAATAGTTTTTACGCTATCTTGGAAGTTGCAAAGAAGGCTTAAATCAAGAGAGCGTTCAGGCTCTCCGTCTTCCGTTATCCCCTCACTGGTCAAATGCACCTCGATAGGAACCTTACAAAGGCTTTTGGGAACTAAACAAGGATACTTCATACTTCCTCCTATATCGCCTTACAGCACAGCCCTGTTTGACAGAGCAAAGCGTAAAGGGAGCGACTGATTGTCACCCCCTTTTCTACCATCACCTTCTCGCTGGAAGATAATTTCACGCTTGCTCCGTTAAGGCTATACTCGCTTAGCGGCGATTCTAAAAACTCCGCGTTGTCGTGTTTGAAAAGGGCGAGCTCTCCGGCTACCTCTTCGATAATCTCTTTTTGAAAGTCAGTGAGATGCCCAAACCCAATTCCACGAATGCGGTTATAGCTTAAAGTATCGATGTCCCTACTTGCCCTGCTTAAAAGTTCGTCTATCTTGTCCTCCGGAACTTGTGTGCCGTACCTCTCAATAAACTTCGTTTTATCCAGGTAAGGAATCATCTTAGTTACCTCCGTCCTCTACGGTTTCAACCCCTTTAATCTTCCCTTTTCCTTGGGACTGGGCTTTCTGCAGTTCTGCTTCAAGTGCTTCCAGTTTCTCCTGAAGCGCCGCATACTCCTCATAGGACACAGTCTTTCCGGCTCCTGCCTCTACAAGGTCTCCGGCATCGTCGTAAATGTCAAATCCCTGTCCAAGGTAGAATCCCTTCTGAGACTCCTCAATGGTGTACTCTTTGTTTTCTTTTACTGCTCTCACTTTCCACCTCCTTAGTGCTTAGTTACGTGCATAGCACAGCCTGCAACCTTTCTCTCAATCAAGAAGAGATCCCAGTAGTTTCGGTTCTGGTAAAGGTATCCGTCTGCAGTTCTGGAATCAGTTCCAGGAGTGAAAAGAGAAATGTAAGCGTACTTGTCTCTAGCCACAACGCAGGAAGGATGTACCAGAATGAAGTTAATCTGATCTGCATCGGCAGCGGCCACACATCCGTTAGTGAAGTTGTACTTAGTCTTCATGCGTCCGGACTGAACCATCTTGATGGTTACATCATCCAAAGAATGCACGTTTCTGTTTACTGCATTGGAGCCGTTTACAGTAATCATTCTCTGAATACCGTCCGCTTCCTTTAACAGCTTGTTTACTGCCGGAGTAACATAGAGGATTCTTCCATCTACAGGCACTCCTGCATCGTCCATCTTGGACATTTCCTCGTCGAAGACAGCCAGGATATTCTGCGCGGTAAGAACGGTAGTGCTGTCGATTCTGCCGTGGAAGGTAGTAAGCTCTGTGTGCAGCTTAGAGAAGTTGTAGCAGTCCTTCTCAGGGATTGCCTGCTCTGTCTCGAAAGTGTTCTGAATATTTGCAACGGACAACGCAAGGTTTGTCTCATCGATATCCATCGGATCTACAAAGAACTCGATGTCTCTATCGTGGGCAAGCTTCTTAGGCTCCCAGTCATTAGAGATTGTGCCGGCATTGAAGCCCGCGGTTCTTGTGTGGTCCTTATAGCCGGACAAGGTAAGGCGAGGAAGCTTGATAGTCTGCGCATTAAGGAAGGTAATCTGCGGATTACTGTGCATTAATGCATCAGAGCAAAGCTCCTTCTCATACTTCTGTGCCAAAAACTGTGTAAACTGTTCTGCGTACTGATATACTGCCATAATTAAATTTCCTTTCTCCTGTTTAGGATTAACTTAGTCCGAAGGCCTTCTTTAGTGCCTCCGATTCATTCTCATTTTTGCTACCGCCGTTTGCACCTACGGCTTGGAAACCTGTAGCCTTTGTGTTGGAAGCCTTAAGCTGTGGGATATCCTCCAGCACCTTATTCAATGCCTTCTTAACATCCTCTTCCTTAAGTTCCTTTCCGTCTAAAGCAGTAAAATCTGCCATCTTTAAGACGTAGGGAATCGTTTTAGCATCAAGCCCTAAGCTTACCGCTTGCGTTGTGGCAAACTGTTCAAGCTTTGCCCTCTTAGCCTCTTCCTGTGCAGCAGTAAGACCGCTTTGAAGAGTAGCTAAATCAGGCGTGTTCTTTGCCTTTTCCTCTTTAAAGGAATTAATTGCCTTTTCTACCTCTTCCTGTGTAAGGCCTTGCTGTTTGAAATAGCCTTTCATGGCCGATTCCTCCGCCGCTTTGGTTCTTCCCTCGATAATCTGCGCAAGCTTGTCATAATCAATTCCCGGCATACCCTGTCCGCTCTGATTCTGAGGCATTCCCTGCTGATTATTAGACTGCTGTGTTCCTTGTTGGGTGTCTTGACCCTGTGCATTGTTTTCCATATTCTCCTCCAGTTTTATGTGTGTCTCACAATATAGTTTCCCTGTTTTTACAAGGTGTCTCCTCGTAGTTTTACGCCTTCGGGCAATATAAAAAGCACCGCCCTATGGACAGTGCTTTAAAGCATGATATGATGAAAGAAAAAAGGAGAAAACGCATGATAGATCCTACTTCTAAGAAGGTACTTCACTACCTCTACAATCTTCCCGATTTTACTTTCGATGTAAATAAACAACTGAATCCCCCTGACTTTCTAAGCTGGGATTCTTTCGTATCCTGTCTTGAGTACCTTGAGCAGGAAGGCTATGTCCATACATCCCGAATAGGTGAAAACCAAGCCTTTCTTTCGGCAATCCTCACTCACAAAGGGCGGCACTTTAGAGCATTCAATTCCATAGCGCTCAAAAGATACTTACTGGACAAATGGATTGACTTAATCGCCCTAATTATCTCAATAATTGCCCTTTTGGGCGCCTATCGCCATGAAATCAGTGCGTTACTACACCTATTAATGCCAGGATAGACAGGATAAATGCCAGCTTGGAGAACCAAGAAAAATCTCTCCAGCTGTCCCATAGCTTTTCTTTCTTCATAGTTTCCTCCTATTTTACGATGTGGATAACCTCTTTCAGCATTTCTTCGGCTTTCTTCATGAGACCGTTTTCTTCCAAGTATTCCAAGCCTTTAAGCGTAATCTCTGGCCGCACAAGCTTTACCTTCGGGTAGCTTACGTCAAAGGACTCCCATGCTTCCCCTCCGGTAATGTATCCCTCTTTTAGGAGCATGGCCATAAGCCTCGACCACATCGGAAGGCTGATACCTAATGCTTCCGGAGAAAGCAGTTTGCTATCCCACTCTTCCAAGTCCATAGCCTTATGTAGGATAGATAGGATTCTGTAAATCTGTTTGAATTGCTCCATAATCACTCCTTTTTAGGCAATAAAATACCACCGAAGACCGGTGGTAGATTAGTTTTCTTTTATGATGCCTTTCTTTTTGAGCTCTTCAACTTCTTCCTTGGTGAGAATATGAACCCCAATTTTCTCTTCTTGCCAAGATTTATACCTTTCAGCAAGAAGCCTTTTATACTCCTTATTCGTCATGTTACCACCTCCAATTCGATTAAATTTCCATGTCTCGATAATACTTTAAAAAGAACTCCTTTGTCAATCAATAGTTCTCTCTGATTAGGGAAATGACTTAGAGATTCTATGTACGCCGCCTTACTACCTTTGGACACATACAGCTTATAATCGTATCCTCCTTTGATGATTCCTTTTCTGCGTACAGACGTGCTTATAAATTGCTTTGAAGTAAAAAATTCACCAACTTTTGCACCCATACTAAAATCAAAGTTGCTTCCTCTGTAGGTTACAACATTGTGTGTCAGTTTAAACTTAGCTATTCCTTCTGACATTCGATCAGCGTGCTCTTTCATTCTTGGATTTTTATCTATCTCTCCGTTTCTAAGTAACGCATTCAGGCGCTCATAAAACCGGTTTGGCTTTGCGTCGCCCGGATTATAGCTGTACTTTCTTATCGACTGCTTTTGAGGCTCTGATAAGCTTTCAATCCAGGCTTCTGCATCCTTCCTAAGTACCTCTACAGCTCTTTCAGAAGAGACCGCATTGAACGACGCAACATATCGTTTATAGTCTGCATATTCTTCTAAGGACATGTTACCAGTCTTGAAAAATACGTGTTTCTTTAAGAGCCGTGCTCTTAAATCGTACTGCTTCTTATTCTCCGGATCCAGCGAGAACATAGACAGTCTTTCAAACTTCTCTACCTGATGTTCAATCCGCTTTTCCTTTTGCTCTCGGTTATAGTCTTCTGCTACTTCCTCAAGTTCTTCTTTAGTCCACTTCTCATCTCCGGCATGGAGCTCAGGAAAGTAAGTAGTGTGGCTGTCTTTGCAGTTTGGATGATAAAGCCCCGCACCTATCGCGCTGGATAGAAGCGGGTAGTCTCCGTCCTTCTTGTTTCCTCCTGACCAAACATCGTCAATAAAGACCTTTCCAACGAAGGGCGCACACTTCGGGCAAGGATTGCCACGCTTTGCCAGTATTACCGTAGTAATGCCCCACTTCCTTCTCTTCTCCCCTTCTCCGCTTAGATAGGCTCTTTTATTTGCAGTTCGTACCGCCATTCTTGCGTAGTTTGGAAGCGTATGCCTGGCACCGTTCTTATACTCTACGCAATTAAGGCCACTGGACAGCATGCTCTTAGTCGCCATGTCTACCGCTTGCTCGTAAGTACCCGCGCCGCTGTTTGCATAAACCTGCGCATTAAAAATGGCCTTACGATACTGATCGTCGGCCATACGGAGTATTGCTGTTTCTGCTTTTGTCATGTCGGCTTTAGTAGCCTTGATTAAAGCTTCCAGCTTTTCCTTGTTAAGTTGGAAGAATCTTCCGGTTAGAGGATTCATGGACTGACTAAGCTTTGCGCCTTTCTTGGCTGCGCGAAGTATCTTTCTTTCTTCGTGCATTCCCCCCGCAGCGTAGGACTTCCGGATAGCTTCTTCTATCTTTTCATTGATAGCTAAGAATCTTCCGGAATACTTCTCCTTATTATCCTGCCGATATGCTCTAAGGCTCTTAAGCTGTTCAGCCTGCCACATAGTCCATTCTTTCTCTTCCTTGATTTCTTCTACGCGGTGCCGTCCCATGTTTCGAATCATGGAGGCAATGAGTTCTTCCTCGATTCTATCGAGGGCTTCTCCGATGTCATACGCCATTCTGATGCACCTTAAAGCCTTGCAAGCGGTAAGCCCTGATTAGTTCTTTCAGTCTACCCTTACTCTTGCAATCGTCCTTTCTAAGCTCTGCCATGCCATCTTTTTCCAATGCATACACACCGAAGGGCACTTGCTCAGACGCCAGCTTAAGCATCTGCCTGTATTCCTCCGGGCTCATTTTGTAGCTGTGGTTTAATATTTGGACTACCATCTATTCCCTCCTCTACTGAAAAGTCCGGCTCCTCTACGCTGGAAATGCCTTGCTCCTCTTTTAGCCTTGCGACTTCTTCCTTCTTCCAATCATCATCCTTGGTATCGCCATAAAGCTCTTCAATCTGTGCCTCGATACTCATCATGGCAACCCCCGGTCTTGCCTTGGCGAGGGTCTCTACTTGGCTCTCAAATGAGGGGGAAGCATATTCGCCGAAGGGGATATTGACCTTGACTTCTTCGATGCTTTCTCCTCGAAGGACTTTCTCCGCATTGATACACTGCTGGATAAGTCGCGGTATTTGCTCTTGAATAGCCTTTACGATGCTTGCTCTGGTGTATAGCGTAGTCTTCTCTTTTTCCCTTTGCGCGAGAGCATTGTCCAGCTTTTTGGTATCAATCCCCAAAGTGGAGGGGCTGATAATTCCTTGCAGACAAAGGTCTAAGGCGGTGATGTAAGAGGCCATATAGCTGTCATGAGGGATATTTGGCTGCGTTACAGTGATTGCATTCTTAGCGCCCTCTGATATATCGTCTGACCCGGCAATGAAACGATTGTCAAAAGCGTTAGGCTTTAAAAGCATTCCGCTGTTTGGGTCTCTTGGGATAAAACTTTCAGGAACGTAGGTCTTAGACCGCCCTGCCCTCAAAGCATCCATCCACTGGCTCCATGCTTCGTCTAAGGCATCAAAGGAATCCAGCTTTCCGTCAAAGATGGATGAGCCTCTTCCTTCATACTTTGCATTCTCATAAATCTTAAAGGGCTCGGCCATCATCAGGCTTTCGTCAAAGGTCCAGTCTTGCACGTCTTTTGGCAAAGGATATTCCTGCTCATTCCTGTACAGCTTGTGCCGGATATAGCCCCTACCGTAGTGCGCGTGAAGAACATCACCTTTATCCCAAGGAATCTTGAAGATAACTTCTTTCAATCTGCCGTAACGATAGACAAACTCTACACGCTCTCCCGGTACCCATTCGATAATCGGATGTGCGCTTTCTGCCGGATCCAGCACAATACGGAATGCACCGTCACCGACTACAAGGGCGTCCTTTAGGCAGGTATCCATCAAGGCTTCAAAGTGGTTCTCTTCTTCGATATCCTCCCAAAGATTCTTCTGAATGTCGCTGTCAAACTCGAAAGCATTCATGTCCGGAAGAACAATGGCACTAAGCATTTTTACGATTAGTCCGGGAAGCCCAGTATGGATTTTCCGAATCTCCATGCCTGCTGTAGGCTTTGCACCCCAAAACTTCTGCGCATCGTTTAGCATTCGACACTGCTGATACAGCTGTTCCAGTTCGTTTCCGTCTGCTCTGTACCATATTTTGTTTCGAATGGCAGCAGTCTCAAAATCCATGAAGCTTTGAATCGAAACATGATAGGGGCTTACAGGCTGAATCTGTAGCCAGTTCTGTAATCCTTTTTTAAACTTATCTGTCATACTCTTTATCCATCCCACTGTTTATCTCTCCAATCAGCTTTCTAAACGGTATCCAAGCATACTGTGCGGCGTTTATCGTGTGATCGTGTCCGTCCTCAGGAATGTCTTTATCTTCTTCCCAAGAATAGCTGTTCAACTCTCTGATATGCTCTGTGCAATCCTCGGATACTAAATACTTCCCTTCCGCAAGCCAGCCTAGCTGGAAGTTAATACGGTCAATGATACTTACTTTCTTGTAGCTGTTTACAAAGGTGTAAAGGCTTCCGTGGTTACGCTTAAGCTTATTAAGCTCTGTAATGGTCGCCTGGTCTGCTGAATCGATGAACACGTCTCTTGCAAAGCCGTAGTCCTTTCTACAGGATTCCAAGAAGGCTATGAACTTTACAGCTGTGTCCGATGGTGCTAATGGATCCTGCCTATCCCTATTGTTGTATACACATTCTCTTAGCACTATGCAGCGCTTGTCTTTGGTAATGCCTATGAACATCATGGCTATAGTGTCCTCGGAATGAGAGGAGTAGGAAGTATCCAGTCCAGCGGTAAACTTCACAAAAGGATTGATACTGTGCAGTATCTTTGCAATCTCCTGTCTGCTAAGTACGTGCTTCTTCTCATCGAAGTTAGAGAAGACAAGGCCTGTAGATCTACCGCGTAAGCCCTCAATCTTGTTTTTCCATATCTTCGTGCCTCTCGGTGTGTTCCTAAGAATCTGTTCAAGCTTTTCTTTTGGTAATCCCAAATTATGGGAAAAAGAAAAGAACCAATGCACCCAGCCGGGCTTCGGTTCTTTCACTAAGCAGTCTCTTATTTCTTTCGGCGTTTCGCTTTCCCATTCAGGAAGAGGCCTTGCATGGTCCACATACTCGGAATAGACAGGGAGCGAAGGATCATCGGGATTCAAAGTTCCCATCATGTAGTCGCAACGCATTGCCGCCTCGCGGACAAAATCAATATCCGCCGTATTTATCTCATCGATGTAAAGACATCCGTACTGTCCTCCTAAAGCTTTCTGCCACTTCTTTTTATCGCCATAGCCTAAAACATATACCGTCTTATCTCCTCCGCTTGCATGGAAAAGGATATGCGGTATTTTGTCTTCGCTGGTACCGTTACCGTTGTACTCAACAAGTGCGCCAAAGTCGTCTACAATGCCCAAGTCCTTGTTGATGATGTTCTTTTCTGCTGTACCGGTATCCTTTGCCGCTATGATGTGGAGCTTCTTCTTACTGCTTGCAACTTTCAGCATGAACTTAAACAGGCCTACGGTCGTTTTTCCCGCACTCGTCGTGCCTTCAAGGAACTCTACGGATGCATTGCACCGGAGGAAGGCCTTGTACTTGTCCGACAGGAGAAGCTGTTCGCCACTCATGAATCGTCCCCTGCGCCTAACTGGCTAATAAGGTTATCCAGCTTAGACTGCTCAGCTTCAATACCGGATACCTCAACTTTATCCTTGAACAGGCCAAATCGCTTTCCTAGCAATTCAGCAGCCCTCAGCCTTTCTTTTTCGTCCGGCGCCTTTTTGAAGCGTCTGGCTTCGGAGCAACCGTCTCCCAGTCCTTCGACTACTACAACCTCTGCCGTAGACTCGCCACGCATTACGGAAGTAAGATACTCCATCACCTCTGTAGCTGTGGCCATGCGGTCGCTACTCATGCTTGCGAGAATCGGCTCGATTGCCTGTTTTATTTTAACATTCTTTAACAGCCGACAAGCCGCCGCTCCTGCTGTCTCATCATTCTTTACCGTAGGATATGCGACACGATAAGCCCTTGTGCCGTTCATATCAACCAGGTATTCTTCAATAAACTTTTTCTGCTTGTCTGTTAAATCGTCTTTGTTTTTCACTAAGGCTCATCCCCTTTCCAACAATATCCTTTAGTAACAAAAAGGGAACCACCGTTAAGCGGCTCCGAGCTTCAAAAGGAGTTCCATGTTACATGGCAAATGGCAAGATGCGTTCCGACACCAAGTCCATTATTATTGTAAAACGAACTTTCCGAACAAAACGAACAATTTTCACATTTTTGCTATTTTTTCTCGAAAGACCTGTCGTGGATTACGATTCTTACGTATTCCTCTGATACGTTGCCTAGTTTCCTGGCTATCCAGCGCCAAGTTCTATCCTCTGTATAACGGCTCCGGATAACAAAGCGAAGCCTATCGTCCTCAATGGATTCTATCCAGCTTTCAGCTTTACGGATTTTTGCTTCAAGTTCTGAAAGTTTTTTAAGTCGTCTCTCGTAAAGCTCCTGATTGAATCCATCAAGATGGACTACCTTCTTAAAGCCTTTCGAGTAGTCATGGCCGAAGTCATGGACAGTCTCGCCCAGCATGTTGGATATCTCCTTCTCCAGTATTCCGATGTTTTGCTTCCATCCTCGGTACTTCTTTAACTGTTCCTTTGTCATTCTTCTCCTCCTGCATCTAACTCCCATGCACTCTCGCCCTTATCTATAAAGGCTTGAACAATCTTCTTTACCGTCTTTTCTCCTATGCCGTCAATTCCCTGTAGGAACTCTGTCATTGTGTCCTTGTCAAATTCTAAGACAGTCGGCATAGAATCCTGCCCATCCTGAAAGCCGCTTGCATAAACAGATGTCGCCCAGGCGTTCATTTGGTTATAGCTATACCGCTTCAAGGCTTGATAGTTTCCAAAGTTTAAAGGCTTGAGCATAGGCTACTCCTTTCCAAGCCTTGCTTTTAAGGCTCTAAGTACATCCTCTTGATTCTGCCCCTTTTCAGAGAGGGACTTTTTAATATCATGGTCTACCGTATCCGTACAAAGCAGCTCATGCACAATCACAGGCTTTTCTTGTCCTTGCCTAAATAATCTTGCGTTCGCCTGGGCGTACAGCTCATAGCTCCACGGCAGCGAAAACCAAATGATATTCCGTCCGCCGTATTGGAGGTTTATGCCGTAAGCCGTACTTGCAGGATGGGCAAGTAAAATATCAATCTTCCCCTTGTTCCAGTCTTCCTCATCCTTAGGGCTTTTAAACTCTCTAACTTCTAAGCCTGACTTCTCCAAAGCTTTCAGGATCCTATCCTTATCGTGCTTAAAATTATAAAAGACTAATGCTGACTCTCCATTCAACTCTTCCACAAGCTCCGTAAAACGCTCTAGCTTACAGTCATGAATGTGATTCACTGCTTTATCCTCGTCGTAGATTGCTCCGTTCGCACACTGGGATAGCTTGTTTGTAAGCACTCCGGCAGATACCGCGGTTATCTCCGACTCCTCCAAGGATAAAACCATGTTCTTTTCCAATTCCTGATAGGCCTTTAAGGCTTTCTTATCCAGCTCAACAGGTATCTCGTTATAGACAATGGAGGGAAGCTCCAGATAGTCTTTCGCCTTAAGACTTATGCAAATGTCGGATATCTTCTTTGTGATAGCCTCTTTCGCTCCCGGCTTTAAAGTGTATCCAAACCCTGAATAGTCCTTTGTAAAATACCTGGTTCTATAGTGAGTTACAAATTCTCCTAGTCGCTCTCCCCTATCCAGCAAATAGATTTGGCTCCAAAGGTCTTCCATGCTTTTAGGATTCGGTGTTCCGGTAAGGGCTATTAAGCGATTCACAAAAGGCAGTGTTCTTTTTAATGCTTTAAATCGCATGGCCTGAGGATTCTTAAAGCTGGAGCTCTCATCTACCACAACCATATCAAAGAACCACTTCCGTCCGAGGGTCTGACAAAGCCAAGCCACATTGTCCCAGTTAGTGATGTAAATATCCGCAGCTTGATTGATAGCAGCTATACGCTCTTTTGCAGATCCTAAGACCTTAGATATCTTTAAGTCCTTAGTATGTTCCCATTTTTTAGATTCTGTGGTCCAGGTACTCTCTGCCACCTTCTTCGGAGCAATGACCAGAACCCTAAAGATATCCAGTCTGTCCTTTAGCTCCATAATAGCCGACAGGGTAATAATAGTCTTGCCAAGTCCCATGTCTAAGAAAAGGCCTACAGACTTGTCTTTTACGATGCGGTCTATACACATCGTCTGATAGTCGTGTGGTTTGAACTCCATAGGCTTCCACCTCCTCTCATCTATACTCCGTTCCGGATAGGCAGTTATTTTGAAAGTCTTCTACAAACTTCCGAACTCCCTCCATACCATAAATCACATAAACTTCCTGCTTTAATGCTTTAAGCTTTTTTATTTGAATCTCCTGCAGAGAAGACAGTCTACCCTTTATGGTTTTCAGTTCGGCAAAAAATACTCTGCCCTCTTCCGTAATGAATAACCTGTCCGGAACACCCCTGCAATTTGGAGAAACGAATTTATACGATTCGCATCCAAGGTTCCAAAGCGTCCGCACCAATGCTTTTTCCACTTTCCTTTCCTGTTCTACCATTTCACAAACCTTTCAAAAAATTTAGATGGTAACCATGGTAACCAACTTTTCGATTTTCCTAACATATATAGGAAAAGTAGAATGTATTTATTTCCCCTATTAAATACATGCATATATAAGCTGTATTTAAGCATTTAGGGCTATAAATCACTAAGTTCTTCTTTAAATAAAATATTTTCTTTTTTAGTAAAATATTGGTTACCATTGTTACCAGTAGCCTATAAACCCAGTATTTAAGCCATTTTTTAGACTTTATACTGGTAACCAACTAGCTAAAAACTGGTAACCATGGTAACCAACTTTTATATAGTTTATTATTTTTAACTTAATTGTTAAAAAATAGATGGTTACCAGTAGACCTAGTTGGTTACCAGCAAAATGCTATTTTTGACTACTTATCAGGTGGCCTATAGCATCTTTGTTTTCCATAATTCACATCCCTGACGGTGCTCTTTTTCCAGCCTTTCATCTGCTTAATTATCTTGTTATACCTATTCGACTCCTGCTTCTTTAGACTGCTTATTTCAAGCCTAAGCATCTCGCAATGGATATTCTGCGCAGATAGATAAGGCATAGGCATAAGCGGTGAATCCTCCTTATCAGGCTCTCCTCTTTCCAGCTTATCCAAGTACATTCGTCTGCCCATAAGATCCATTTCCAGCCAGTTGCTAGGAACCATAATCTCAGAAAACCGTTCTACCAGAGACTCATAAGGATCCTTTTCCGAATACTCCTCATGCATCTTCGCAAGGGTTTCACTGCTTTCTTTGGAAAGAACCTGGTATTCCAATTCGTCATAGTTTCCCTCACATAGGCTCACACCGAAGCAAACTTCCGCCCATATCTGGTCTACCTCCTGCTCTGTAAGGTCTTTCCAAATATCCTTCTTTACCCTGTCCGCATCTACCGGTAAAGGATAAAATCTTCGGTTTCCGGTGGTATCTTTCAAAAACTCATCATCATTACTGGTACCAAAGAAAACGCATTTTCTAGGGTGCTCCTTGCTTCGCCTAGCATAAGACTCTCTGTAGTTCGAGCTTCTTGTTGACAAGAACTGCTTGATTTCCGTAGACTCCTGCCGATTCAAGGCTGTAAGCTCTGAAACCTCTACAATCCACTTTCCGGCAATCGTATCCTCTGCTTCCTTACCGCTAAACTTCACTAGGGAATCGGTAAACCACTCCTTCCCTAGCTTCTTAAGAATCGTACTCTTTCCTATTCCCTGCGCTCCTACTAAGATAATCATATTGTCGTACTTCGCGCCGAACTTGAGAGCTCTTATAACACAGGCCTCTAAGGTTTTCCTTGTGATTTCTCTTGTGTACTTGCAGTCCTCCGCTCCTAAGTAGTCTATAAATAGCGTTTCTACTCGGCTCTTGTTGTCCCAGCTTAAAGCTTTCAAGTAATCCGCTACCACATTGATCCGGTGGTCTTTAAAGACTAAGGAAAGGGCTGCATTCGCCTTCTTCTCGTGATGTATCTTATAGAACAGTTCAAGATACCAAAACAAGCCGTTATCGTCTTCATCTGTCCACTCGTGATTGCCGCTTTTATCCCAGGGCACTGCTCCGCCGCAAAACTTCTTATCTGTAAAAGAGTCGGAGTAGATTTTCCCCTTTAGGTTATGATCGTTCTCCATAACCTTCTTGAAGTTATCAATAGTTGGAAGAACTCGCCCTTCTTCATTGACCAAAAGCTTGTTCATCCACTCCGTATCTACTTCGCCCTTAGATACCTTTTCAATCTCTCCCTTAGAGTGCTCGCTGTCATCTTCCTCGAAGGCTTTCTGCGCTTCTAGGATTCGCTCCTCATGTAAGCACTTCATAGCCTCGGAGTCTGACATAACAAGCTTCTCCATCTCTTTAAAAGACGGCCTATTGCTCTCCAGCATGGTGCTCCGGACACTGTCGTCTAAATCCCCAAACTTGTGAATGCGTACTAAGTCAAAGGCGTTTACAAGGATTCCGCTGCATGGATCAGTAGCGTGATGGGAATAAAGAAAAGTGTCTTTGTCATAGAGCACTGCTCCTCCGGTGGTAGAGCCATCTGCATAAGTCCAGCGGTCTGCCTTATCGGTTGGGACATAAATCCCTTTAAGGAATTTCGCTATCGCCGAAGGAATATCATAGGTCTTACAGAAAGCGCCTATAAGGCCGTTCTTCTCTAAAGGGTTCCCTTGCTTAGCAATGTGCTTCCTGATAAGAAGGTTTTCGGTCTTACAAGTCGGCCACTCTGACACATTTTGCCAGTCATGGTACAGGCCTAAGACTTCTTCCTTCTTAACCATCTCCCCGGTAAAGACTTTGAATAGATAGTCAGCGCCTTTACAGATGGATGGGAAGTACATCAAGCGGTTTGCTTCAAAGGTAGTCGGGTCCGCATAGTCTAATCCTATTTGACTCGCCAGCATTCTGGCCAAGGGCTCGTACTCCTCAACGCTTGATGGCTCTGCCAAGGGGAAAAGGATTCTTAGCCTTGGCTTATCCGCTGTGTGCTTTCTCGTGCTGTAGAGTAAAGCTGCATACCCCAGCTTCTCTACCGCCTCCAAAATGTCGTCTAAGTCCGTTCCCGGGATATTATCAAGGTCAAGGGTAACAAGTTCCCGGCTTAAGACATCTGTAGCCTTTCGGGTATTGCCTTTCAGCGTACCTCCTACGAAACCGCCTACGTCCTTTAATTCATCTTGCTTATCCTTAGGCAAGGCCATGTATTCGGAAAAGCTTTCCGTTCCTTCCTTAGGAGTCACGAATAAGGCGGTAAAATCGTTCCAGCTGTATTCTTTTTCTTTCCATTGCTTCGACTTTCTGTTATTCGCAATGGAGACTTTAATCTTTCTGATAGAACTGTCCACTGAATCCCGCCCCTTTCAAAATTAAGCCTTTAGCCCAAGGTATAGGCTCTGCCATAATGCTGCATAACTCATCTACTGTTAAATCCATTCCAGCATCCACAATAACTTCATCGTGAACATGGAAAACGATTCTGTAGCCTTTGCTTGTTATCCTGTCCAGCGTTTCGCATAGGCAGTCCCTCGCTATGCCCTGGACAATATTCTCTACCAACTTTCCTCCGAAGGTGCTGGACTCTTCCCACTTCTTCGTAGTTTGATTCTGTGTATAAAAATACAAAGACTCTCCTCCGAACTGGTTTAATCCGATGTAAGGCTTACAGTAGAAAAGCTTCCGTTTGCTTGGTAGTTCTATGGTTAAGAACCGTAATCCGTTCTTTAGATCCTGCTCCATACGGAAGATTAAGTCATTCACTTGCCTTGCTCTTCCGTCTCGCACGGTCCTTAACGCATAACTTCCAACAGCAGACCACAAAGCCACAATCCTTTGATTAGCAGCTCTCCATCTGGCCACAATTTCCGGAAGTTCATCTTCTGAAAGCCCCATCTTTAAAGCTCCCATAGAGATTAGAGCGTTCGTCCCTCCCTGATAGCCCAGTGCTAAAGTCGCAACCTTCCCCTTTTGACGGAGAGCATATTCCGGATTGCCTTTAGCAATCTTTTCAATAGGCACATGGAACATCTGAGAGGCCGTCGCTTCATAAATCTTTCCATGAGTCGCAAAAACCTCCTGCACCCATGTTTCCTTTGCAAGCCAAGCGATTACTCTTGCCTCAATAGCCGAGAAGTCCGCTACAACAAACTGATTGCCTGTACTCGGAATAAAAGCCGTTCTAATAAGCTGTGAAAGCGTATCCGGAATACTGTCGAAAAGAAGCTTGAGCGTTTCATAGTCCTGCCGTTTTACGCATTCTCTAGTTTCAGCTAATGGCTCCAAGTAGTTCCTAGGGAGATTCTGCATCTGCACAAGCCTACCGCTGAACCGCCCTGTTTTACTGGCCCCATAGAATTGGGAGATACCTCTTACCCTATCCCCCTCTCCTATAGTGTTTGTCATAGCTTCATACTTCTTAACGGAGGTCTTCCCTAACTGCTGCCTGATTTCCAATACCCTTCGCACCTTTAGAGGTAAATCTTCTTTCAAAGCACTTTCTATTGTCGCTTTCTGAGTATTCTCCAAAGGATAACCTTGCGCATTTACCCAATTAAGTAATTGCGTAGGGCTGTTAGGGTTCTCAAGCTGCGTAAGCCTTACAGCCTCATTTAGAAGTTCCTCTTCGCACCACTCTTGAATCTTTATTGCGCCGTTTACAAGCTCTGTATCCACCTTCACACCATAAGCATTCATAGCGATATCTTGCCTCCAGCGCGCCCATTCAAGCTCCGGAACAGGGAATCCTGAAAGCCGGTTCTCTATCTCCATTTCTGAAACAACGTCCTGCCGGTTATATTCTTTAAAGGCTTTCCACTTTACCGCATCCGGCTTATAAGGCTTTACGCAGAAATACCGAATTAGCTGTTTACCTACGGCAGACTTCTTTTTATCCTCTGGTATTCCCAAGGCTTCTCCGGTATTTGCAAGTCCCGCCGGAAGGCTTAGATACATTGCATGGACCATAGTGCATTGCCACTGATTAAGCGGAGTCTTTATGCCGGCACGGTTTAAGCAGTACCACTCAAATGCCGCATTGTAGGCATGCTTTATAACTTCCTTATCCTGCAAAGCGGTTAAAATAAAATGGGGAATTTCTTCCCCATTCTCCAGGTCAACGACTTGCACTTCTTCTCCGTCAAAGGAATAGGCAAAAAGCATGATTCTAAACTGCTCTGATTGTGCATAGCGATAAGCTCCGGCCTTTTGGATGTCTATATCCGAAAAAGTCTCTATATCAATGCTTAAATGCCTCATTGCCCCTCCTATCCAAACATATCGTCTAAGTTATCATCTTCTACAAAGTCATCTCCGAATGCATCTTCTACAGATACTCTAGTACCGCCTAATGGCTCTCCGTCTCTAATCTTCTGAATCGCATTCAGTCCACAAGCAATACCCTTGTTTCCGTTTGTGTTGTATGCATAGAAGCTAATGTTCGCTCTTGCATAACATCCCGAGTAGACTTCTGACTGGTCTAGAATCTCCTGTCTGTGTCTATCTACTACCTTTGGCGGATAAGAAGGATTAGCCTTGGCATTGATAAGATAATGTCCGTGGCACTCCTCTCCGTAAGGCTCTCCGTCTGTAGGTCTTACGCCGTCTCCGTCCTGCAGAGGGCTTGTAAGCTTAGCGGGAATCTTTCCTTGGAACTTTTTATCCTTTCCTAATACGGTAGCTTCCTTAATGGCTGCTTCGATAGCGGCGATAGTCTTAGTATCGGACTTTGGAATCAAAAGCATAGAGCTGTACTTAAGGTTCCCTGATGGATCTGCAGATGGCTCAAAAACATTTACATAAGAAAGTCTTACTTCTCCGGTGGTGATTACTGTACTCATAATTAATTTTCTCCTTCATCATTAAACATAGTTTCTACACTGTTATATGCCGGCCTTTCGTCCGACTCTAAAGTAAGAGTTGGCTTACCTTTAGACTTGGTTACATACTTCTCTGCTATAGGCTTAAATCGCTTCTTCCCAAGAAGCTTCTCTACCTTTGTTAGAGTAAGCGGAACGGTTTCAAATAGTTCTTCTTCCTTAGCTTCTTCACTGTCTACGATGTACTTAAAGGCTTCCTTTTCATCAGTCCATACCCTTGTAGACCGTCCTTCTACTATCTTCCAACCTTTTATTTCTTCACCGAGAAGTAGCTTATCCTTGGCACACTCCTCCACATCAGATAGCCAGGTGGGGAAGCCTGAGCACTTTGTTAGGATGTCGCCCAATTCATCGTTGCTAAGAAGCCGTGGATCCTGCTCCTCTAAGAACATGAGTGCAAGATTCTTTTCTGCTCTCGCCCGGCAAGTTGCTTTTACTTTGCAAAATCTGCAGGTATCCTCCTCCGGACAAAACTCTCCTTCTCCCTTGAAGGCTACTTCTGCCTTCTTTTTAACTTCTTCTCCAAAGGCTAAGAGATCCTCAATGGATAACTCCCAAGAAGAAGGCTCCTCGTCTATCCTAGGCTGCACAATCGTAAGTCTCACGGTCTTAAAGTCCTGCATGAATGAATACAGGTCAAAGGCTCCTAAGGCGTAAAGCATAAGCTGGGGATTCTCTACGGGAGATACCTTCACGCCTCTACCGTACTTAAAGTCGATAACATGAAGCAATTCTTCCCCTACTATGACGCAGTCAGCCGTACCGAAGCCCTCAGGTACATAAGCGGATAAGTCTAAGGCTTCCTCTATCCTTATGTCTCCATTCTCCTCAATCATTGATTGATAACAGTAATCTGCATAGTCCTGCGTAAAACGCTCCATCTCCGGAGAATAGAACTCTGATTCCTTTACCTTCTTAGTTGCTTCCTCTACATCTTCTCCCAGAAGACCTCTAAGCTTGCATTCGCATAGTTCGTGAGCAACAGTCCCTTCTTTAGCTGCTACGCCTTCCTCTACCTCCACTTCATCCTCTAGCCTTGCGGATGGGGTGCAATGCATCCATCTGTGGGCAGAACTGGCAGATAGTAAGGCGTGTGCTCGTTCTTCATGGTTAGGCATTAAAGTTTTCCTCCTGCGGCTCTAAACTTCTCTGTAAATTGCGTGATAAGCTCCCCCTTAAGCTGCGTTAGCTGAGTAAGTCCCAACTCGGATAAAATCCCTTTGGTTTTTGCCAGATTATCCGGAGATTCCCGGGTGAAGGCCATTACAGCCTTACGGATATCTTCTTGCTTGTATAAAGGCTCCTCTTCCTTCGTAGCCTCTTCCTTTACTACTTCTTCCTTAACTTCCTTCTTAGGCTCTCCCTTTACTACTTCTTCCTTTACCGCTTCCGAAGTCTTCTCCGGAACGCATCCTTTAATGCTTTCCGCTACCTTCTTAGCGATAATCTCCGCTAAGGTGTTAAATTCATCGTTACCAAGTGTTAATGTCATAGTTCTTCCTTTCCTAATTTAATAAATAATCCTACTGTTACTAAAAACTGTAATGCGGCCGCTGCCAATCCGGCTAACTTGTACTGCTCTCCTACGGGTCCGATGCAAAGGGATTTACCGAGGCAGTAACCTACAACGAATAAAAGCAGTATTGAAAATCCCAGTATTCCTAATTCAAGTCGTCTCATGCTGTCCTCCCGGTTATAATCCTTTTAGCCTCTCCCATGTTGTCCGTAATAGGAAATCTATAGCGTACTGCTGCACATCGTTCCTCATTTCCGGCTTTCCTAGGCTATCAAGTTCAGCCCTTATCTTTCCTTCAAGCTCTTTTTCTTCTTTTTTCGCAAGTTCGTACACATGGTTTGTTTCTTCTTTCATTCTCTCGCCGTCTCCTTTCCTTCCTTTTCAGGTGCTCCAGAATGTGCATGAGCACTACCCCCAGCACTACACTTGCCAGTAGGCACCCGGTAAATACATCCGCGCCTATCGTCTCTGTATCAAGGGCGGAGACTACCGCCATAAGGAACACCAAGTTAATAACCGACAGTACCTTTACTATTTTGATACTCATTGATAACTCCTTACCATGCTGACGATATCTTCGTCGGTAGCTTTAAAGTATTTGCAGAGCTGGGCAAAGTCCGGAAGACTCCATTCTCCGTCAGACTTTCTTATACTGACTGTCTTCTCCGATACCCCCAGATACCTTGCTACAGCACTCTGCTTCACGCCTTGTTTAGCCTTGCCTATTTCTAAGAAAATCCTAACCTCTTCGCCCTTAGGGCGGTTAATTCTATGTCTTGGCATTTTTCTTTACCTCCCTTATTATCTTTCTACTTAGATTGAATCTCTTTGCATCGAAGTCAGCGAAGAAGTAGTCCATAGTAGCTTCGAGACTAAGCCCCATATAGTCAGATAGAGCTAAAATCCGGCCTATGGTAAGCCTGTCCTTTCTAAGCCTATACCGGTATTCTTCGATGGAGATATGCAGGAGCTCGGCAAGCTCGTCTACATTTATATGAAAACCGTTCACTTTCATTAGTCGTCTCCTTAATCTTCATCGGGAATATAGCAGTCCTCCCAGCGTAAATCCTCTTCTTCAAGGTCTTCTTCTCTCCATTTCTCTTCAAGAGCATTACAGTAAAGCGCCTCTACTTCCCCGGAGATTAAAGTCTTTACCGGAACGCCTTGTTCCTTTGCTTCGTTTGAGAAGTGTGTAAATGCCGCCTGACTTATGTCTATGTATATTCTCATTAGATTTGCCTCCTATGGCTGTCCGTGCTATAATTTGCACGAACTAAATACATATTTTTGTTCCTGGGGTTACTGATCTGGTACATCGGTAACTCCATTATCTTTTTAGATTTCACCTTCAAAGCATTCCTGTATTGCTTCAGTGATAACATCTTCTACGCTCATGTCATGTATGTCATCTGCTTTAGCCCGGTAAAACTCATAAATATCGTCGTCAATCTTGATAGTTACTTCTCTCATGCTATTTCCTCCTTAAATCCTCCGCAGTAGCGGTTTACAAAATAGATTTGTCCTTTACCGGTAACCTTCGTTGTCTTGCTGACTCTGATAGATCCGTCCGGATTAGTGATTACGGTTTCCTTGATTTCAAACAGCCCCAGCTCCATAGCTTTCTGCGTTGGCATGTTATAATCTGAACCTTTTCTCTTAATCAGGAATCCGTCTTGACGTAAGGTTTCAAACAGTCTCTTCTGGCCAGTTTCATAGCCATTAGCCTTTAAAATCTTCGCCAGTTCTCCGATTAGAATCGTGCTGTGGGAGCTTGCTACAGAGTCTGCGAAGATTTCTTTGGGCTTCATGCGTTCCACATCAAGCTTTAAAGTGCTTAGTTCCTTCTCTGCGATCCTGAGTGCCCTAGCCATAATCTTTTCCGGGCTGTTGTAGTCCTTTTCTACTTGGATGAAGTATTGCCTAGCTTGCTTTCCTTTTTCTGTCCGCTGTATCATGCAAATTTCTTTTGCCATGTCGATAGTGAGGAGATGGTCGATTAGTTCTCTCGTAACCTCTCTATTTCCTTCAAATCGAACTTGCTCATTTTTGAGTAAGTTGAAATCCTTCCCCTCCGTGAAGCCGTATTCGACCATTCTTGGAAACCAGTCATTGTATCTGGTCGTAACTCCTAGAAATTCGTGAAGCTCTCTTCCCAATACCGTAGGCTCTCCTACTTCGTTCGTTGTGATTGTGATTAGTTCGTTCAATTCTTTTCCTCCTGATCAACCACCCGATGTTGGGCAAATGCATTCCCAGTTGTAGTCTTCAAATTTGATGTCGAAATTCCTTAAAATTATTCCGCTTACTATCAAAATATCTTGATTGAACTCCATACCTTTCTCAAAGGCATAAAGCTTCATGTCCACTTCGTACTTCTGGCACAAGGCTAAAAGCTCCTCTACATCTGCTGCCCATGCAAACTTTGCATCGAGTGCAACCGTAAAAGTTTCGTGGTCTTCAACGAGCGAAAAATCTACATACAAGTTTTCTACAAAGCCTCTTGTTGTCCCTTGAATCCAACACTCATTGTCTGAATCGACATCGCCAAAGTCAGATAATTCCAGTTTAGGTAACTCATTCCCGAAGAAATCAACGGGCTGCAGACCTTCCAAAACGAACTTCTTTACATTGGCTGCCTTTCCTCTTACCTTCAAACATCCTTTGCTCCAATTAGGCATTTAACTTTCCTCCTCCATTCTTTCAATTTCCGCTTTCATGGCGCTGGCCAGCACCTCGATTACGGAATACTCTGTCCTAAGCGTCCCCAGTATGTCCGGATCTTCCACGCTCACTTTTTCGAATGATGCTAGGGATTCTGTTGCACTTATTCCTTTCTCACCTCTGGACTTGATAAATTCAATGTGCCTCCTGGCAATGTTGCCCATGATTTCTTGCCTTGGTTTCAATTCCATTTAACTTTCCTCCTTTTTAGTAGTCTTCCATCAGTATTTCCGCACTTTTAAAATTAAAATTCGGTATGTCCTTAGGGTTTAAAAATGCATTAAATATCAACTTTTCAGCTTTCTCTAATGCGCCTGACGCTTTGTCTGCATCCTTGACATTGAACTCTACCTCTATTACTGCTTTAACTTTGTAGTGAGTCATTTAGGTTTCCTCCTTTCTTTATTTCACTTTAAGTGGATTCGCAAGGTAAAAAAAATAAATCCATTGGTACTCCGTATAAATCCGACAATACGTGGAGCGTTCTAAAGTTAGGGATTCTCTTCCCTTTCTCCCACGCAACCAATGTGTTAGGGCTTACACGCAGTGTTTTAGCCACTTCTGCTTGTGTCATCTCGGCATTCACTCTTGCCGCCGCCAAGCTTAATTTGACCTTTTCCAA